AACCCGCACTAAGAACCCAGACCTTCCATCCTGTGTATACGGTTTGAAATGCTGGAGTTACGGTGGCAGGAACACTACCTGTTCCGCTGCCGTTATAAAAACTGCCTTCGCCAATAACCGGATTCACAGTCAACATTGTTTGGCTGCCACTAAATGATTGCTCATACCCTGACTTAACCAAAAAACTGGGGCTACCGCTGGTGCTAGACGCGCTGCAATAGGCATCAACTGCAACGAGTTTCCAGGCGTTCATATTCGCGGGGATTGGCACGTAATTACTTTCGGTTCCCACCAAAGAATCGCCAGATACACCATTAAGTGCTACAACCACCATTCTTTGACCGTAATCACTATGGGCCAAAGCACTTGCTGAGACGGTATCGCCGTTGTCAATACCCGCTGTTACAGTAGAAGCACTCGCTATGGTTGCACTCACTGTGTTTGTTATTGTTACCGTTGATGCCGACGTGTCTTGGGCAATACTGATTCCCGCACCTTCGGTTAGCAGCCATTCATTTGATAAAGTTGAATTTAATGCCAGTACGACATAACTTCCTGATTTTACACCCGATGCAAACGCATCTATTTTTTGCATATTGGAGCCACTATCTGAACCAGATATGGCTTCAACATAACCCGAAAATAAAGAACTGGCATCAGTAACTACGCTATACGTCGTCAAACCTAAACTACTAGTAGATGCTGTCATATGCTATTCCTTTGTAATTAATTTTCATATTATTCATATCCCCACTCCAGTACCACCTGTAACCCTTGTGCTTTTGTTGTGGATTCCCCGGTTACATATATTTTAATCTGATCATCCGTGGCCACGGCATCATACGCGGTATCAACTGTACCAATGGTTCCCGCGGTGTCACCGCTGGCAATACTAATTGCCAGATTTAATGCATCGTTACTGGGGAACTGCGTCATATTTCTGACTTGAATTGTAGTGGGATTCGTAGTTCCCGCGGTGTTGACAAACGCCTGTGCTCGTTTTAAAACCATGCCGTTTATCTCAGAAGGCGCTCTGAAATAAAAAATACCACTACTGGTATCTACATCTGTGGTAGATCCTACGATTTGAATAACCGCGGAATGATTATTACTGGATCTGGTTTCAACGGTAGTAAGAGATGCGCTGATAGCCGTAAGGCTGGCGCTGATGTTTCCGGCAAAAGTGTCAATAATAGATAGGTTAGATGTGACAATACTACCAGATACTTGATCAATATAATCATAAATCAATACCGATGATGCATCTGTTATTGTACTATATGTGGTTAATCCTAAATTAGTTGTTGTTCCCATTTATATCACTCCTTTATGTGCCTATCTGGGGAATGAATGTTATAAATCCTTGCCCCATGCGAAATTCATAGCCGGGATTACTCACAATTACGGGTTGGTGTACATATTTTCCGCTGAGTCCGCTGGTATCTGTGCTGTATAAATAAACAATAAACCTGTTTTGCGCAACAACAGCGCTTTGAAACACGCCTGATTTTGTCAGCGTTACAGTACTGGGTTGCCCATATGGGGATAACAACCACGTATAAGTAAACGTGCTTATATCAACAGCATTACCGTCGGCATCAAATACGTCAAATGGTAATTCTATGTATGTTCCGGCGATATAGGATTGCTCCAGCAACGAATTTATTGAAAGATTGGCAAATGTATTTGTCGTCATTTATTCTCCTTTGAGATTTTTCCAAAATAGTTATCCCACATATATTACCGACAATTCATTCAATGTTTCTGGAGCCATTTCGCCCAAAGTTGAAGCACTATGATTTCCAAGCGTTAGTCCCAGATAATAGTTAGATATGGAGATTTCATTATATTCATCTATGCCAGTAGATAAATGGCTGTTGTTATTGAAGGTTAAACTAAAAGCATATGGCGGATTATGATAGTCTGCGCTTACGCCTACGTCGTCAAGACTTGAGCCTGAAACATCGGAAATATAAGATCCTGAAAGCGAAGATAAATATGCGCCACTTTGATACGCATATAATGTCAATCGCATAGGACTGGCAGAAGTAACATAGGTAAGATTGACTGCTGTAGTCATTACGTCCTCCCTATCGCTGCTGTGATATTAACAATGCCCTGCCCTAATTCATAATTATATCCGCTAACACCACTCACAAGTGTTGCTCTCTGCATGTATTTTCCCGCCAAATTAATGGTATCGGAACTCAGCAGAGGCACAACGCCATATCCGTCGTAACAACTTGCGGATTTCGATAGGGCAATATATTCTGGGCGATTATATGGATAGAGAACCCAAGATACCGACAAAGACGAAATATCTACAGCGGCACAAGCCGATGTAAATATGTAGAAATAAAGTTCTTTATATGAACCGGCGATAAAATCAACTTCGGCGAGACTGTTAACCACGACTTTGGTAAAAGTATTCATAGTTTATGCCATCCCTTCTAGTTGATTAGATATTGACCGTTGATATATATTTTTGTTGTAGCAGCACCTAAAGCACTTGCAATAATAGGGGCTAAAGCCACGGCTGTTCCTTCTTTATATAAATTCATTGCGTTACTATTGGCAGCCAATAAGCCGCAAACTGTATAATATCCTGCGCTCAACGTAATATTTTCATATGTGATTCTAAAAGCAGAAGACAGGTTTGTTAAATCCTTATGAAGAACAGGCATCATTACAGCCACGGCATTGCTGGTGGTGCCACTTACTCCACTTAAAGACAGAGATAATTCAAAGAATAAAAATCTGCCGATAATACTATATCTCCCCACCTGATAATTATAGGTAAAAACGGCGTCAGTAGAAACCAGATATGGGGTAAAAGCAGTGGGGGCTAAATACATGGCGCCGACATCCGCTATTGCCGTACCGGTGAGACTGGAGAAAACCGCGAGGTTGCTACTACCAGAGGTACTCGTGGATACCACGATATTATTTCCCCCGCCTATTACAGAATTATAGGAACTGCTGACACTATTCCACTTTTGAGAATTAAATTTTGTCGTAATTCCCGCATCTATGGTTTCGCCTTGCATATCTCCATATTGGAACTGACTGTCATCTAATCTCAAGCGATTACTAAGTAATAACTGAAATTGTGTGGGATCGTCGTAACTAAAATCTATGCCCAAAAGTGCTGCTACTGTGGAAACCGTTGGACTCAATTCAACAGTTATTGTGCAACCCAAAGATATCTGCGCAATAAATGGTTCAAAGTCTTTGATAAAAAGAAAATTGGCGGCGTCTATTTCAAAACTGTATCGAGGTTGAGAAAGTTTTACCAAGACGGTTTCTGCGAGATCATAGAGTTCCTGTGAGACATTCTGCACGTCTACCTCACTCATCAAACTGGTTTGAATAAATGTGGTATTGGTATACGTGCTCCCTATTATAAAGTTATTCAAACTCGTTAGTTGTGACGCTGTGAAATTATTCTCAAACAGCAGACTGGTGTTAATAGCAGATAATTGTGCGTTGATACCGTCAATGACGCTTTCTTCCGCAGCGATTTCCGCCTCTTTATCAACTATTTCCGCTTCTACTACAACGATGCTGCCACTGACTTCCGTGATATCCAGCCCCTGCTGAACCCTTGCGTCTTTTACCACAACGAGCGCTGAAAGTTCTCCCTCCAATGTTACCAGGTCGGAATTCAGTGTAATGAGCGTGGTGTTTTCTATACGCAAACCCGTTAATAGATTCGCATATATAGGCTGTTGCTCCTCCACGCTGGCTTCCCAGACATCGATGGCGTCAATTAGAGATTGAGACATCCATGCCGTGTCTTTATAATAATCGAAATTATAGATCGTATTTGTACCAATGGGATTGACAAGATTAATAGCCATGTCTTCACCACCCAGAACATTTAAAGCCGTTACTAATTCATTGGTGGATTCGTCTTTTGTGAAACTATTCATAAGATTGTCAAACGATATAAAAACGTCTGTTGGTGTTGTGGCATTATCTGCGGTTTTCACCCTTACGGTTTTGGCGATGGTATCAAATACAAATATACATTGAAATGTCTGACTGACATCGTTTATCATGAAATCATACAAGGTTTTATCTGTGACGTCAAAACTACGTGTCACATTAGTTAACGTGGGGTCAACATATACAAGAGACCATCCGGGAATATACGACATCAATTCCGTCATAAGATTTGTTGTTGTAACTCCTGATCCACTTAAGACGCTATTAAACGTATATGTGCCAGTGAATAAACTCAATTTTTTATAAGATAAAATAACTTCCATAGACTGACACGTAATTTTCTTCTGTTCCACGCCACCGTTATTATCAATTTTTACATCTGTGATCATAAAATTAGCCACACCTTCTACAAAAACTAGGCGTCGATATTCGAGGCTGTCATAATAATCGGTAGCAACTCCATCTACGTGAGAAGGAGCGGTAAAAGTAAGGGTGGAAAGGGTGTTATAGCGTAGTTCCAAATTCCGGTCAAAAATAGTGCCGAGGTTATACAATACGGTTTCATCGGGATTACATAATGTAAATACGGGGATTTCCACTTGGTCGTAGACATCAAATGATGTAATTGCCATGTTGTTACACCCCCACTCCACTAGCAAATACCGCATCTATGGTAAATTCGGTAAAATATCCACTAAGCGTTAAAACATTAAGTCCCTGCACTGTTCTAAAAAATTTCTGATTGAATTTATCCATTCGCAACGCCGATGTGCTTGAAGTAATAATGCCTTTGTCGTTATCGACCGTTATTTGCTCCAACGGTGTGAGATTATCAAATCTAAATTCTCTGTCGTCGTCGCTGGCGTTAATAAGCGAAAAATAATTCGTGCTACTTCCGCTGGTATCCATGGTAAAAGTAATCACTGGACGATTATATCCCCCGTAGGAACTTGCGTTGAAATAATTAAACGTTTCTGTATTCAAACCATCTGAATATGTTTTAGTTACAGTAGGGGGATAAGTTATAGCCCAAGGCCTATCACATTTAGCGTGTAGAGTCAGGGCATAATTTAGATTGCCAACATATAAATGCGTTGATCGTGATAATATCACATTATATACGACATCGGCGATATCACCTTGTACTATTCTCAACGGTAGATATGTTGATTTTCCCAACAGCCAGGTTTCAATCGCATGGCGACTATTTCCGTCGATATGAGAAAAACTACCTACGGTGAAATCAAATTCAAGCGAATTCTGATAATATCTGCCGTAAAAATATGGTGATTCCCGACGATACAGCCACTGTTCGTAAATACTGGCGTCACCACCGGCGCTACCACCAACAAGACCAGAGGAATCAAAATTAAATATTCTCAAATCATATAATTCGCTGGGAATACCATTGAAGACAAAACTATCTCCGTAAAAACTCATTATTTTCCTCCGTTCTTATGTTTTCATAATATAATATAATTTCACATAGGGCGGTAAAACCGCGGATGATTCGGATGCCCCTACTGTATGAGTGTGTCCACCTTCAGTGGCGGCTGTTCCACTATATGAATGGCTATGTGATGTTGATTTTCTATAAGTGCCAGCGGTTCCAGCACCCTGAGACGTTCCACCTGTTTGACTATTGGTGCTTCCGCTAAGACTATGATTGTGACTACCCGCACTAGATAAAGACGGAGCAGAGGAGTGAAGGTGGGTATTGCTACCCGATGTTGTACCGACTTCACCATCGCCACTGGCACCCATAACAAAATGGGAGCGCAGATCCGGCGTGTCATTACTGCCATCGCATAAAACCCATCCCGAAGGAATACTCCCTGACGTTCCATACCAAATTGTAATTACACCCGTTGGAGTTGCCATTTATGCCACCTTCATTATATAGTATAAAAGCATGTATGGGGGCAATCCGGTAGCAGATGACAAATTTGTCGAATGCGCGTGATTACCGTTGTCGGAAATACTAACAGAAGCGCCATGAGTATGATTACCGGCGGCATACCAGTTGGCGCCACCCAAAGTACTTGTTCCAGAATCTGTGCCTGCACTAACTGTTCCTGAATGCCCGTGTATTCCGGCAGTTGACGAACTTGCTCCGACATGAGTATGAGACGTGCTACTGGCAGAAGTGGGGGTGTCGCTATCATCATACTTACCGTAAACAAACATTCCCCTTAAGTCTGGAGTGGAATTACTGCCATCACATATTTGCCAATTTTCAGGAACACTGCTTGCCTGCCATGCTAAAATTTGACCAATTGCTACTGTCATGATATCCTCTTTATCCAATATAGCAACTTATGAAAAGGAAGCGATGATCCTAAAGCAGATACACCAGAGGACGAATGGACGTGATTGTCAGCACTACTTGTGGTGCCGTTGTTCACTGTGTGAGAGTGTCCTTGCGTAGCGTACGCCGTACCAGTTCCAGATCCATAGTTATACTCGCCATTGGCGCTTATAGAAACAGTATAGCCGTGTCCGTGACCACCAGCAGAACCAGAATCTGAACCTGAATGCAAATGAGTGGCACTACCGGCAGTAGTCAGGAGTTCGGCAGATGTTGCCGCCCCTCTTACGAATCTGCCTCTTAGATCAGGTGTTCCACCGCTGCCATTGCATAAAGAATAACCAGAAGGCACTGCGCTTGCGCTGCCATACCATAACACAATAGATCCAACAAGAATACCTGTGTTTAAATTTTGATCACCGGTATTATTTATAACTATCATATCTCTGTCACCCTGTTATTACCTTTCATTTAAAATTCCGTCGAAAACGTTATAAGTAAAAGGGGTTGGAATTTTATTCCCAACCCCGTAATTACTACAAACTATATGTAAGCGCATTAGCCCTTTTACCTCTTTGATTACTGGCGGAATTTAAAACATCAAATACCGCGGTTTTTATATCTCCTAATGCTACTTTATCCAGATTTCCAGCTACCGATATGCTGATATCCCCTACGGTAATACCACCACCGGAATTCTGTGTATTTGCAACAATGCTTCCCATACTAGGTATTCTTGCCCCTCTAGCAAGTTGTTGCTGCTGCTGTTTATTGAAAATCATAAACATTTCGCCACTTTCAGCCATGAGAGGAAAACTGTCATTGGGGTGTCCGTCGGGGATGATGCCCATACCGCCCTGAGAAAACCCTTCTTCTGTAAGTCTGTCCTTAGATATTACTCCACCGGAACCCCATATAAGCCCCGCAGGGGGTTTTGACTTAGATCCAACGGGCTTATTGGGTAACGACAGTTTAGAATCAGATGTAGATGTTGAGTCTCTACCGCCATAGCCTCCACCGCCGCTCATATTGTTCATTGCATCTGCAACGGCATTAATGGCTTCAATCATTTCCTGGAACTTCTCTATCATCAAATCGATGGCATCAATTTGCTTATCTATCATCGCTTTGAATGCTTCGTATTCTCTGTCGAGCGCTTCAATTTGAATATCATAAGTTCTGTCTGCCTGGAATTCCGCTATTTCCGCGGCTTTTTCCGCGCGTAATTCTTCAAGTTCCAAGCGTTTCGCGTTGGCTTCTTGGCTGTTATCAAATTGCAACGCCAGAAGATCGTTATCGATATCAACCAGTTCTTTATTTTTATCAGCTAGTTCCCTGGCATAATCTTTTTCTTCTTTATCTAATTTTAATTTTTCTTTTTGCGCATCGATAATATTTTTATATTGTTTTAACGTATCCTGCAACGCATCTTTTTGACGATTTAATGCCTTAATTTTTGCATTTATTGCATCTGTTTCTGCTTTATGCCCATCTACTGCTTTTGCAGAAGCACTGCCACCACCGCCTGCGCTTGAAACTATGGGTGCTCCCATTGCAGCAAAAACATTGAGCAACTTAACCATTTCGTCTTTTTCATCTTTGGTGGCATTTGCGGCAGCAATAGCCGACATAGCAAACTTGTAGTTGCCGTTAGCGGCAGCTACAGCGGCATCCGCTATGCCATATTTGGTAAACTTGTTCAGCATTTCCTGATAAGTAGCTTGTCGAGCGGCTTCTGCATCAAACAGATAGCCGTCAGCTGTCTGAGTTAGATATTGTGCGAGACTGGCATTAGCACTTATAAGTTCTATTGCTGTTTGAGCACTAATATAGCCGTTGTCTATTTGTTCTTTTTGTGCCGCAGTTACGGCTTCCATTGTGGATATCAAAGATTCCATACCCGCAATTTGTGCTTCTGGATCTGGCACTAAAGGAGGAGAGGATGCGACGGCATCTGCCGTTCCTTCTAAGACATCAATAACCTGTTGCCCAAAATCCCCCATATTCGAGAGTTGTTTTTTTTGTTCTGATTGCTGTTCCACCGTTAGATACTTCCATCCGTCTACTATGTTTTGAACGGCTTCGGCGTTTTCACTTTTTAGAAGAGCAATTTCTTTTTGAACTTTTGTTGTATCGACACGTGCAAATCTTCCGGCTTCATACGCCCCCCATCCGGTATAATCGCCTTCTTTGGCT